CAAAACATTTTTTAATAAAACAAAATAGAAATAATTAAATACAAAATACAAAAAATAATTAAAAAAATAATTAAAAAATGGAAGAAGCAAAACTAGCTATTTTAACTGATGCTAAAAATGAATATAGTCATCAATTAGTAAATGTTTTAAAATCGTCAATTTGTAATGGTTTACAGTTTTTATATCTAGAAGGTAAAAAGAAATGTATTGAAGAAAATAGGTTTAATGAAGTTTTATCTGAATTCCAAGAATTTTTATCACAAATAAGATTATGGAGTCAATCTATGATAGAAAATGAATATAAAAGAATTGAAGATGAATCAGGATGTGATTTTATAAAAGAATTAATAACTGCTGTTTTTATGAGTCATACACAAATTTTACAATCAATTCATAGTATTGAACAATCTAAACAAAAATCAAATCAATTAGATATTCCTAAACCCGAACATTTTATTCATAAATGTTATATTAATGCTGGTAGAGAATTTTACAAAAATCCTTTTTTCTTTTATGATGGTCCTGAAATAAGTCCAATTGAAAAACAAAGAAATATCCCACAATGTGAACAAATTATTGCTAATTCAATTAGCGAAACAATTAGACAATTATTACCTGTTAGAAGAATTTTAAAATCATATTTACAAGAAAATTATAATTCAGAACAATATCAAGAAGAAGAAAGAAATAATTTAAGAGATATAGTAAAAAAAGAAATATCAAATTATAATACAAATAAAACAACTTCTAATTCATCTATTAGAAATTTAATTGAAGAAGAATTTAAAAATCCTTCATCATCTTCATCTTCATCTTTATCACAAAATGATAATAACTTATCTAATCAAAGTGTCTCGTCATTATCTAGTACTAATGGGTCAGTACTAGATAATGATGAGACAAAAAAAAAAGTCTTAGAGTCTTTAGAAGTGCAAGCAGTGCCTTCTATTCCATTAATCAATGAAAAAGATAAAGAAGATAAAGAAAATAAAGAAGATAAAGAAAATAAAGAAGATAAAGAAAATAAAGAAGATAAAGAAGATAAAGAAGAAATAAAAGAAGAATTAAAAGAAGAATCTAGACCTATAACAGAAATTAATATAAATGAGATAGTTTTAACTGAAACAAAAGATGATATCTTTGAAACAATACCTGAATTATCTTTAGATGAAATTGAAATGATTATAAAAAATCAAGAAGAGGCAGAAGAAGAAGCTGAAAAACAAGAAAAATTAAATGAAACAAATCAAAAACCTAACCTAGATTTATCAATTGACTTTGAAGAAGTAAAAATAGAAAATCAAGAAAAATTAGTTGAACAAGTTATAGCAGAACCAGTTAAAGAACAAGAACCAGTTAAAGAACAAGAACCAGTTAAAGAACCAGAACCAGTTAAAGAACAAGAACCAGTTAAAGAAATTAAAACTGAAAGTGAAGTTAAAACAGTTATTGTTGAAAATGAACCTGTTTTAACTAAAAAAGCAAAACAAGAACTTAAAAATGCAGAAATAATAGTTGAAAAAAAAGAAACATCTCCTTCATTAGTTCATCCGGCTAGTTTAACTCCAAGTCTACCAAAACCTGTTGAACCTGTTGAAACTTTAAAACCTGTAGAAAAAGAAAAACCAATTCTAGTTAAAGAAGAACCTAGAAATAATGAAAATGTTAAAAGTCATAAAGAAGAACTTAATTCTTATGACCCTAGCTTAGAATTTGATGAAGAAATAAATTTATTAGATGATATTATTTTTGAACAACCAAAAAAACAATCACACAGTAATAATATTCCATTAACCCCTAAAAAATATACATTTTTTTAAAAAATATTTAAAAAAAAAATAAAAAATAAAAAATAAAAAATATTAAACAGAAGGAATATATTCCCATTTTAAATCTTCACAAATTTTCTCCCAAATAATATCTTGTTGATGTAATTTATCCCTACTTTTTAATAAATTTAAATAAGGTAAATGTTCATCTAATTCTAGTAATTCAAAAAATTTATAAAGGATGTAAGAATAAGATAAAAAATTTCTTCTTTCACAAGGACAATATTTTGCAAATGGTATTTGAATATCATTAAACATATCAATTAAGCGTTTTCTTACTTTACTTGTAATTGGTGGAGGTTTTAATCCAGTTAATTGATAAATAATAAAAGGAATATGTTCATAATAACGATTTTGGTCTATTTTTTTTAAAATAGTTCTTAATTTAACATTTGTTAAGTCAGATACTTTTGTAATTCTATTTTTTTTTAATTCTTGTAAAATTTCAACATAAACTTCCTCTGGAATTTCTGTTGTTTCCCTACCTTGATATTGTGATAAAACCTCAATGAAATGATTTCTCCTTTTATAAGCAAAATTAGTCATTTCTTTAGGTGTATCACGATATGATGGTTTGTCAGAATCAATTAAAATAAAATCAACATAAAAACATTTAGGACAAACCAATTTACCCTCATTTTGATATAATTCCCTATCAGTTTGACAAAAAGGACATTCATCATTCTCAGATGTTTCATATAAATCATCCGGAACAAAATCATTCTCAACTTTTGACATTACATGATTATAAATATCTAATTTTGACATTTTTTCCCTCCTTAATGTTTTATCTGTATTTTCTTGTTCTTGTGTTTGTGTTTGTGCTAATTTTTCTGGTGATATTTCAAAATCATTTTGATTTTCTTCTATTGTTAAATCATCATTTTTATAACTTTCAAATAAATCAAAAACATCTTTGTTTTTTTTGTTTAATTTTTTTGCAACTAAAACATTTGATGGTTTATTATTTAAACTAGAATTACTTTGATGATTATCTCTATTAATATAATATTGAGACATAATATGACTAACATCTAATAAATAATCTTCTTCTAAACGATTACTCTCTATCTCTTCTATTTCCTTTTCTATAGCTTGTTTTTTAAGTTCTAAAATTCTCCGTTGGTCCATTAAATCAAAATGAACCGCAAAATCTAATTTGTTTAAATTAGCTTCTTTTTGTATTCTTTTAATATTTTCATCTATTTTAGAAATTTCTTTACGTTTATTAGGAATTGACTTATGTAAAGTTTGAAATAATTTTATCTGTTTAAGATGAATAGCATCCAAAGTTAATCTTTGATCTTGAACTATTTTATTTTTTGTTTTCACTTTAACCGTCATTTTAATAATCCCCCTTTTTTAAATAAATATAATAATTTAAGTTTAATATAAATTCTTTATATTAAACTTTTTAAAAATACTTTTTTTAAATAAAAAAAAATTAAAATATTAAGATTTGTCTTAAAGTTTTTAAAAATCAAAATAAATTTTAAGAATCATAAGAATTTAAAATATCTTGGTAAGTTAATTCATCACCAATAATTTCAATTTCTTTTAAATACAATTCCATATCTCTAAATTGTTTTAATAAAATATTATATTTTTGTTCTGTTACATAAAAAATAAAACCGTTATCAATTGTTTTTATACTATCTTTAATATTATAAAGATTAAATAAAAAAGAATTTATATTTGATGATTGTTTACCATTATTTTTTAAAATATTAAGAGATGATAAATTAATTTCTGTACCATTTATATTATCTAAATTTGTTATATTTTTAGTAGCTTTTTGTTTTAATTTATTTATAATATCTTGTTTTGATATTTCTTGATTAATTTGCGGCGGATTTATTGTTTGAATTTTAATTTCTTTTGGGTCTCTTTCTGGTTGTGGTTGCATTAATTTTTTTTTAATTTCTTTTTCTAAAAAAATAAAATTATTAAAAAAAAAATTTTTTTGATTATTTGTTAATTTATTAAAATCTTTATTTAATTTTTTTTTTTGATCTGGATTTGCAATTATATTATAAAAATTTGTATATATTAATTTTAATTTTTCATGTGGTAAAGATTCTAAATTATTTTTTTCTGTAATATAAAATATATATTTTTTTACCTCTCTTTGATCAATATCATCATAATAATCATTAAAAAACATATCTTTATCATCAGCATCTAAATCATTATAATTATCAGGCCAATCATCAACATTATTTTCATCTAGATGTTGTTCTATAAAATATTTATATGTATCTTCTAATTGTTTTCTTGTTGGTTGTTTTGCCATTAAAATATATTTTTAAATTTTATTTTAAATCTTATTTTAAATTAAGTAAAGATTTTATTATAATTAATTTAATTTTTTAATTAAAATTTTTTTTTTGATGAATTATTAAAATTAGATCCTTTATAATAATTTATATTATTTGTATTATTTATATTATTTGTATTATTTGTATTATTTGTATTATTTGTATTATTTGTATTATTTGTATTAAAATATTTATTAGAAGAGCCTTTATTATTGTTATTATTATTGTTATTATTGTTATTATTATTACGGAATTCTTTTTTTGCTTTAATAATTAATTGTTTTTGATAAATATCAAATAAATCTGTTAATAAAAATCTATTTTTATTAATAATAATTTTATTTTGACTTAATTCTTCTATAATTCTAAAAATATTATTAATTTTTTCGTGAAGATTAGAATTATTTTTAATTTGAATTTTAATATTTTCAATTGTTATTTCTATAAGAGGTGCTAAATATAGAATATTTTCTTCAATCATTTTATGATATGATTTTTTAACATCATCAAATAAAAGATCATTTTCTTCTTTAAGTTTTTTTGATATAAAAACAATATTTTCTAACATATTATTTAAAAAATAAATAATTTCATGAATTGTTAATTGTTGAAAGTTAAATAATTCACCAACAAATTGTGAAAACCCTTTTTGATAATTTTTATTTTTTTTAGATTTACAAAAATCATCATAACTTTCTATTTCTCCTATAGAAGTTTCATTTTTTACATTTTTAATATCATCATCTTCATCACTATCACTATTAGAATTATTTTTTTCTTTAATAATTGGTTTAAGTGTAATAATAGTTTCCCGAAAGGTATTTTTTAATTGATTAATAAATTCTTGAATATTTGATTTATAATTTAGTCCTAGAATGATTTTAACATAATATATACAATAAGTAGGTTCTTGTCTTGCTTTTTTTAAAATATCATTTAATAACTGTGTAATATATTTGTCTCTATCATCTTGAAAAATATCCAATAATTTATTAATTTCATCTAGAATTGATAAATAATTATCAACTGAAATACGATTTAAATAACCCTTTAATTCTTGATAAATCTTTTCACTATCATCTTGATTTTCTTTTTTTAAGTTAAAATTAAGCGGTTTTTTCTTACGCCATTCTTCATCTTGAATAATCTTTTTTTTCCTATTAACAATTGGAACTGATTGAAACATTTGTTCTAATAATTCCTGAGTTTCTAATGAAAAAAAATTAATATTTCCTAAATCTTCTCTTATCATATTTTTAACAGCATAAAAATCATCAATTGAATATTTTA